TATCCAACTAGACGAATTTATGGAGCTAATAAATGAATGAGACACTAGCACTAATCCTATCTGTCACAGCAGGTGTTGCCCTTTATCACTTCCTTGAGTGGGGCTACTACAACATCAAAGATAAGTTATTTGAATGGAAATACACAGAAGAGATTGATAAGTTTCATCAGTACATTAAGTCTTTAGAGAAGACTACAAAGAAAAAGAAGTAATGTCACAACTACGATTCGTATCTTTGTTTGCTGGAGTCGGGGGCTTTGACCTCGGCTTCCAGCAAGCAGGGATGAAATGTGTAGGTCAAGTTGAGATTGATAAACATTGTCAGAAGGTATTGCAAAAACATTGGCCCGATGTACCTTTGCATGATGATGTAACTACAGCAGTTGAGTGGGCTAAAAAGAAAGGATTGGTAGGAAATGTCGACATCGTATGCGGAGGATTCCCATGTCAAGATGTCTCAGTCGCTGGCAAAAGAGCTGGTATTGCTGGGGCAAGAAGTGGACTCTTCTGGGATGCCATTCGATTTGCTAGGGAAGTCCAAGCACACACGCTCCTCTTGGAGAATGTGCCGGGATTATTATCAAGCAACCAAGGCCGCGATTTCGGAGTCGTTATCTCTGAAATGGCCGACTCAGGGTATCGCCACATCGAGTGGAGAGTTTTGGATTCGCAGTTCTTCGGAGTTCCCCAACGCCGCCGTAGAGTCTTCATTATTGGAAGTTCTCGAGAAGACATCAAATCCCCGATACTTCTTGAGCAGTAAGGCTTGCGAAGGGATCCTTCGTAGAGCTAATCGTAGGGGCAAAGTACTACCGAAAGCGTTGGAAGATGCATTGGTTTATCAAAGCAAGCAGAGCCAAGAGTAAAGACGATTATGAGACTTGGGTTGAGGGAGGAGTGACACCTACATTGAACGCATTTGAAAACAATGGAGATGTTCGAGCTACTGTATTGATTGCAACTAACGAAGTGATTGGAACCTTACAGGCACGAGACTACAAGGGTGTTGGTAATCAGTATGTTGATGAGGATAAACTCATTATCTTCCATCCTCATCGATCTGATGGAGTCAGGATTCAGGGTGACACCATCAACACATTGACAAGTTATATGGGTACAGGAGGACTGAACACACCTATGGTTCATGCAATACAGAACACGGTTATAGGTAGGTCAGATGCTGCTGGGCCCAATGGTCGAGGACATACTGATGAAGGAGATCCCATGTTCACTATCGATACCACCTCACCTCATGCGATTGTTATTCGTGAGAGGGAAGGCAAACCCGGTGGTGGCAAGGGTGCAATGTTCTCTGACAAATCATTCACCCTCAAGAATGTCAATGATCAGACAATCTTTGAGCAAACTATTAGAAGATTAATGCCACTTGAATGCGAAAGATTGCAAGGGTTTCCAGATGATTGGACAGAAGGACAGTCTGATTCCCAGCGATATAAACAGATGGGTAATGCGGTCACCGTCAATGTAGTCAAATGGATTGGCGAGAGAATCGTAGATTCCTATGGCCGCTGATGTTGACCTACTCAAAGCAGTCATACGCCACTACGGTGGCGAAGTAAGAGATGGATATTCGAAAGCAGTAAGGTGTTGCTTTCACGATGACTCACGCCGATCAGCCGTGATGTCAACAGATGGAGAAAAGGCTGGGTTGTATTTCTGCCACACCTGTGGCATAGGTGGAGATGCATACTCACTATTGATGTGGAAGGAAGGGGTTGATTTTCGTGTTGCTATCGATAGAGCGGTTGACATTGCTAAAAGAGCTGGCTACGACTTATCAAACAAAGATAAACGAAGAAACGGTGGCTTACTTACAGGGGCGAGGGTTCAGTCAAGAGCTGGCAGAAACTCATCTACTCGGCACCGTACCAGTAGATTGTGACCCTAGCCATGTGCAATTTATCGGTTGGCTATCCATCCCATACAGAGTTGTCCATGGGGTGGCAGGATTCAAGTTCCGAAGAGTCGATGGATCTCCGGGCCCTAAATACATGGCTCCAATGCATCAGCCAGCCCGACTCTACAATGCAGTCGATTTACAAAAACCTTCAGATATTGTTGCAATCTGCGAGGGAGAACTCGATGCAGCTATTGCCAGCCAACTGTTGCCTTCAGTTGGAGTACCGGGTGTCAAAGCATGGAGACCACACTTCAATAGATTATTCGGGGGATACAAACGAGTACTTGTCCTTGCAGATAATGACGAGACAAAGAAAGATGGTAGCAATCCGGGTATGGAACTCGCCGAGAAAGTCTTACAAGAAGTTGACCACGCTGAACTGATACCATTACCTCAAGGTTCTGATGTCAACTCAGTAGTTATAGAAGAAGGATTAGAAGGTCTGAGAAAGAGGTTAGGACTAGATGAGTAACAATGGAGACTCAGGAAACAATCAAGAATTTGATAAGCTTATTAGAAAGCAATGGCCTAAAGGTAGTAAGTATAAGCAATCAACCTTCGGGCCTAGAGATAGTAGTTCGAGTTCCGCCGATCCAGAGATGAACCAGTTCGTCACCGATGTGTGGGATATCATCGATGAACTAGGAAACTTACTGATAAGTAAGCAGAGGGATTACGGCCCCGGCAATATCAACAATGCATTCGGTGGCCCAATAAACGGACTGCTTGTCCGTATGGGTGACAAGTTCGAACGACTCAAGAACCTATTCGCTTTCAGCGATGGTAAGCCACAGCATGAACCGATCGAAGATTCATTCAAAGATCTAGCCAACTACGCCATCATTGCCATGATGGTCAAGCGTGGAAAGTGGCCTAGGAATAAACTATGAAAAAGGTTTTCTTTTTTTTAATTCCAATTCTTGTAATTACAGCATTGTATTTCGCCATTAGATTTCTAATCGACACCATCATAGAGATGGATGATGAGGGTAGTGTTGGTGAGTGAGAGAGCTAAAGACCACATCAATGACCTAATCAATATATCCGCTTTAACCATCTACCGAAGGTTCATTGGATATGTAGAGTATAAAGATCTGATACAAGAACTAAACATCTATGTGCTTCAGCGACCCAAACTTGAAGAAGATCTTGATGAATCTTATACCGTCTCAAAGGATGAGACGAAGTGGGTGGCTCGAAAGATTATGGCTCGGCTCCGCCGGCACATAGAAAAGTATTCTCGCAAGGAAAAAGCAGCCAAGGTTGGATACTCAACCGGTGATGAGTTCTTCTATAACACAGCAACAATCGCATCTATCTTACCTATTGCATTGCAGTTTGATGTGCAGGGAGCAACCCTTATCGACAAGGTAGATGATGGACAACCAAGAAAATCTCCAGCACCTAACGAAGGTGGCAACCTCATGGCTATGGCTATCGATGTTAGGTCTGCTGTTGAATTACTAGACAAAGATGAAAACTACATAATCTATCTAAGATATGGAGCTTCCCCAATGACTCTATCTGATATAGCAAAAGAGTTAGGACTCTCTGATTCAACTGTGGATAGGAGAGTGCAAAGAATTTTACGAAAGATAATTGATCATCTTGGAGGGCCTACGCCATGGGTCTAAAGATAAACCTTGAAAGATATGAGGTTGTGATGGCAGTTAACACGGCAGTTGAAAGATATGTAAGCACGATGAAGAACCAACAAATGAGAGGGTTAGGTGATCTTGATCCATGGCAAAGGATTCTCTTAGATGTTGATGGGTGTGGTGCAGAGATCGCTGTAGCCAAATATCTTGGTGCTTATTGGAGTGGTGCTTTCGGTCAAGGTGGTGTAGATATAGAACCAAATATAGATGTTAAATACACCAAGCATGAGCAGGGTAGATTACTTGTAAGACCTGAAGCTAGAGATGATATTAAGTTTGTTTTAGTTCGTGGTGGTATGCCGAACTATGAGTTAATCGGTTGGATCATGGGTGTAGATGCTAAGAATCCTGAGTGGTTAGATAAACCTGATTGGAAAAGACCAGAGATCTATTGTGTACCAGAAGAAAGTCTACGAAAGTTTAGAGGAAGCTACAGCAATTAATGGTTATGAAAGAACCCCCTCCAAAGAGGGGGTTCTTTCCCTAGAGTGGAGGATCAGATCCACTACACCCAGTCTAATGTCGCTGTTGCCATTGTCAATTCAGCGACCATACTCCTCCTTCAAATGTTTTCCACAATATGGCCAAGGCT